GGAGCCGACGCATCCACAGGATTTCAAATTCTGTGTTGCGCACTAGATTTAGCTTGCGAGAAAGGGTTCCTAACCGACGATTTCGTGGTTTCGAAACCTTCCCAGGTCAAAGCCTCGGTAGTGTCTGAACCAGGTGCTAAAGCACGAGTCATCACTAAGTCAAACTGGTACATCAAAGTACTGCTACAACCGGCTGGTCATAGCCTTAATGGACTAGTCGGGGAACACCCGTCCGCCAGAGCGGGTATTAGGGCGAACGTACAGCACTGGGAGTGGATCAAAAGATTCCCCCAGCGCATAACCGAGGAAGAAAACCTCGGTTATAGGAACCTAGAACTGTTGACTTCAGACATGTCTGAAGCCACAGACCATTGTGACCATAGGGTCTCAAGGCTGATTCTAGATTCCTTCTTCGAAGGAGCCGGAGTTGACTGCGACTACTTGAAGATGTCGACTGCAATATTGACCTCCCCAAGGGAGCTCTCAACAGTAGTTGATGGAAAGGAGACCATAGCGATTACCTCGCGAGGTGTCCTAATGGGCGACCCAATGACAAAGGGAGTTTTAACTCTCTTCAACTTGGTTGCCGAGGAGCTTGCAGCACTGAAATATTCAGCCTGCAAAGATACCTTTGAGGACCTTGATCTTGAAGAAGCAAGGACTCACAAAGTGCAAATTCCTTATAGGAATTTTGCATGCGCCGGAGATGACCACATTGCTGTGGGAAACCCGGAGTATATCGATTCTATTGGCGAAGCGCACATTAGAAACGGTATGGCTATTCACCCTGAGAAACATGCTCGGAGCAAAAGCTTTGCAAAATACTGCGAGAAACTCGTCTTCGTTAACGAAAAGACGAAGTTTACTAGCAATTATGCTATAGACTACGAGGAGACGTTATTCGTCGACTCGATCAAAGTCCGGGTGCTCTCCCCCGAAACCAAGGCAATGCGCCCTGGCGACGGTTCGGAAGAGACAAACCCCGCTATCGGAAAAGCCCTCCACCTCTTTAACGAGGCGAGGTACATTCCGCCAGGATTTAGTTACCTTAAGGTCCTTATCCTGACTATGTTCGAGAGGAACTTTGGAAAGTTCCTCCCGAAAGGATACCAATACGAGCTACCCAAAGAATTGGGCGGTCTGGGTGCAACACCCTCTGACTTAAGTCAGATTGACCTTAAACTCATATGGCAAAGCATAAGCGGACCCCACCGAGCAGCAATACTATCGATTTACGACAATACACTGAAAGGAAGGGAAC